TTTTCTCCAGCCCATTCTAATGATTGCATATTCTCTTCCATTTGTTGTGAGCCAGAAATGCCCGAGCACTCCAACTTGTGATTGTTTACTAGGCTCTTACTTACATTGAGCTCTTTTGCAACAAAGCGACTTGGCTTAGTTGCCAACAGATTTTCAATTTCTGCATTTGGCAGAAGCTGACATAGCTTACAGTTTTTTCTACTCATTCTCTAAGTCTATGCCATTTACCCAAGTTCGTCCAGCATCGCCACCCCACGCGTCCCAAGCGACACGCCCAGGACTTGGGTAACCAGTCTCACCAGCGAAGAAGCCTTTTGCCCTACGGTCTACGGTGTGCCTAGCAAAGTATGAACGCATACGGCCTACTACTGACCTAGAAACCTGCTCGCCAGATGCCAGCTGAGATGCCCTGCGTCTGCCCACGTCAGTAAAGCCACCCCCAGCCTTACCGTCAGCAATCCACTTTAAGGCCCTCTTAGCGGCACTCTGTACGCCCTCAGGAGGGCTGTAGGGGCCTTTTGCCTCTTTCTTTACCTTAGCTACCTCGGTCACGTTTACGAGCCCTGGTGGGATTGCTGCGAACCTACAGGCACCATCCTCTTCAATCTCCTGCTCTATGGCGCTACACTCAATTCCGGTCTCAGTCATAGCGTGAAATACGCAGTTTCCACACTTGACGCCAATGGCCAAATTGCGGTTGTTTTCTGCGTTGTCATAGCCAGCGTTTACCGAGCTACCCTCAGACTGAAATTTACCAAATTCTTGCACAATGCTGAGCATTGCGTCTACTAACGCTTTCTCATCGCCACTTACCTGCTGATACAGCGCGTTAGTAACTTCTTTAACTTTTTTAGGAGCCCTTTTTCTAGCTCGTGAAGACATCTTTACCTCTTTTTCTTTTTGGTAATAATAGTTTATCAGTCTTTTTCTGGCCATCCCAGCCTATACGTTGGTTCGTGTTTCTCCACTAGTCTTAGATACGCCACAGCGTGTCTAACAGCGTCCCTAGCGTGTTGTTGGCCGACTAGGTAAAACCCCATCCTTTTTAGAGCGTCATTATCACAGTAAGCCTTGTAGGTTGGACGCTGGTAAATAACTTCTTGCTTGCGACTAAGTGCCTCAAGCGCCCCCATAACGTAGCAGGGTTCCAAGTTGACCCCTGGCACCCCTTGACGCAAAGTGAAAGACTCACAGATTAAGGTGGACCCTAAAGCCATGTCTAAACCTCCGCCACGCCACCAATCAATAAAGCCTTGGTGACCGCCAGTTATTTCACCGTGCTCAATCATCATTGGAATCTCGTTTTTAGGGTAAACAATAAATGCGTAACCAGTCGTTCCTCCTGGATCAAAGGAAAGTATTTGTTTCATTTTGCGTTCCTAGCCTTGTGTTGTAAATGTTGAAAGCACATAATCGCCAATGGGTAACGATTTCCTGATTGATATTTTACTGCGTGAAAAACTAAAGCTTCTTCGTTTTTTACAACATCATGAAACTTTGCTTTTCTAGAAAATAAATCCATCAAATCCTTGCTTTCTTACTTATCAAAGATTGATTTATTCCAGTCAATCTAGAAAGTGTATTTTGGGAAGTTCCTGCCAAAAGTATTCTTTTAACAATTCTATAGTCAACCGAAGTAGTTTCTTTATCCGAAAGGCATTGCGCTATATCCTCTAAGCTCTTTGGGTTCAATCTACCACCGACCCTTGGCTTGACGGCTAGGTATTTGCACAAAGTTGTGTTTGATATTTTTCCGCCAACTATGCTACTTATCTGCCTTACCGATAAAGCACCAAATTCATCAAGCTCTCGAATGAGTTCAAACGCCCTTGTCTTTGTTATTGATTCGGCGTTGTCTCTCAGCCAGATAGCCTGACTTAGCAATCTGTGCCTGTCTTGTTGATTCACTAGATGTTTACCTCAAGATACATTTTTCCAGACTCGCTAGAAACTCCGAGTCTTCCCTGAGATTTCAAAGCATCAAGCATTTCATCAAACTCACGCTTACGCTTGTTTGCGAACCTCTTGTAAACATCCTCGTATCGCATTCTTCCACCCTTAGATGCAATCATGCTTTCTACTTGGTCAACTTCTCGTTGCCATTCAGAAGCTGATATCGCTCCAGCCATACGGACCAAGTTTCGGAACCAGTCTTCTGAATAGTGGATAGCAATAAGCATATGCTTCAGCTCAACTTCATCAGACTTGTCATACATTGCAATCAAGATGGCACACTTCCAGATTGACAAAGCTAAACGCTGACGGCTTGGCTCGATAGACTCCTCGTGGTCGTGACCGTTAGTGTACTCACCCATCTCCCACTTAAACTTATTAAATCTTTCTAGAGCTTCGTCAGTTAAGCGAATCGGTCTAGGGAAAGGCGCACCTTTCTTTTGCCAGTAGAGATAAGCGTCGTAAAGTGAGCGCACGATGTTATCCATTTCGTCATCTCTGGACCTTACCTCTACTTCGTCAGCCTGACTAATTGCTTCGCTCTCAAAGGTTCTATCTGGTGCATCGGCAATTACATAGATAAACCTAGCCAAGAAACCAGACCGGAAATACTCAGTTGTAAGCACATCGGCAGTCTTGCTGGTGATACCCATTAGATACATCAAGAAGTTGGTCTCGGCTCTCTCGGACTGCATTCCCTTGCCAGGACTAGAGCCTCCAGTAGATCGCACGATAACAGGAACGTGACCGTCGTAAAGCTCAGTAAAGCGCTCTGCTGCGGTTGCCATATAAGTCTTGTTGATAAAATCCTTAAACATACCCTGAACCTCGTCACGATGAAACAGGGAAGTCTGCTTATCTCTAACCGATAGAAGTTTTACCAAACCCTCGGCGGTAACGTCAGAACCAACATCAATCTGGTATCCAGCAAACTTTTCATACTCACGAATAATCCTGAGCATTAGTTGCCTTGAAGTTGACTTACGGCTTCTGGTTGTTTCACCTAGAATCATAAACCAAAGGTTTAAGCCCATCTTTCCGTACTTCGGAACGGCGTGACCAGTATCAGAAAAGCAAGATGACAGGATTGTAAAAGCACCAGCAATCTGGTATTCAACAGCAGCATCAGTTTTCTTTTGAGACCAATCTACATACCTATCAACAAAAGTCCTGCTAGTGGCTACTATGCCACGCTCTTCCTCGGTAAGAAAGTCAACTGGCTTTTCAGTTCTTCTATCAACTTCATCTAACACATACTCTGGCGCTGAGCTCGTTCCATAAGACTGACTAGCCCTAAGAACTTCACGCCATAGGTCGCCGTCGGCATCTAGGCGCTTTGGTCTTAGTGGCGAGTGGTACTTATTACACTTTGCGTGTTTAGCTATTACAAAAACTTCTTCTGGTGTAAAACCAAGCCTAAACATCTCCATCTCAAGTTTCCAAAGTCTCTTGGACCAATCAGCATTTACTGGTGGCTCATCCATATAGAGAGTTGCAATTTCCGAGTTAGCTGGAATCTTAGAAAGGATTGTCACGATGTCGGCAGACTGAGCTGGCATTGGCTGTAAGTTAACTTCGTTTATAGCCTCTATCTCAATTGCGCCATAAGTTTGGTCCAGCTCTTCCAGTGTGTAGATCTCACCAGAAGTACTTCCAATAACACTGTAAGACTGATTCTCGTACTTGCTATTGCGTGTGCCAGGAACCCTAAGTAACTTCGTTGGATTCCATCCAGATAGGTCACAGCCATCGTTCTTGTGTGCGTAAGCAACTTTCTTAGACATTGTTGCTATTACGTGTGGCTCGTGTGGCTTCTCTAACATCCAGTAGCAATGCCAGCGGTCTGGCGAGGTCTGGACTGATATAGATGGCTTTACTAAAAACTTTTCTGGGGGACAAGCATCTGCATCCGCATAAACTACAGCAACCTCTTTTGCGTTCTCTCTTATCCTGCGTTGCTCGTGAAATAAAATCGGCGAGAAGTAAACATCCTCGTTCACAAACTTCTCAACATACTCAACCATTAAGTCAAGCTCGGTTGGGTAGTTGAAGAACTTTTGAACAGTAGGATTTCTTCGTGCGTCCATCGTCACGATGGTTGCGTAGCCAGCCCCTTCTCCAAAGACCGACTCAAAGAACACTCTCGAATCCATTTACATATACCTTTCTTCTTCTCCGTTTCGTGCCACGAGTAAGAATCGAACTTACCATCACAGTGAAAGGAGAAGAAGCTGTGATACACCAGTTGTGGCTAATGTGCGGTGTTTACGAGACGCACCCCTCGTTTTCCGTTAGGCTTACGCCCAGGCGGAGTCAGTCGGGACTGCGCCCATTGAAGCTAGAAGGTCTGCTCCCGACTTAGCAGAGCCCTTCTCGAACCCAGAAACATTGTTATCTGCAGCGTATTCGCCTTGCGCTTCACGAATTACTACTCTAGCAACAACTGGCTTACCTAGAAGCTCGTTGATTTCTGGAACGTCAAAGTTTCCCTTTACTGGGTAGCCTAGCGACTCAAAGAAGCTCTGAGTCTTCCAGAAGTCACCAGCCACATAAAGTGGAATCAAGACAAACAAACGGCGGTTTTCAAATTCACCGTCTGCAATTTTTAGCTGAACTTTCCAGCGTGGTTTTCCGGCGTTCTGACCAGACTTTACAGTCTCTGCCTGAACATCGAAGATGGTTGTTTCGTACTTACCAGCAGGTACTGGCTCGTAGCTTGTTGAACTGCTTTGTGGCAGGTTCTCAGGAACTGAGATTTGCATATTACTTTTCTCCTAGTTTTTTGATTGTATCGATTATCTTCTTCATGCTTGGCTCATACAACTTAGGCGGTAAGCCGAAGCGGTTTCCTGAGACCAAACGATCTGATGACTGTAGGTACAGGACTCTCCTGATACCCTCTTCACTCTTCTCAGCAGTCATATATCCGATGATATCTGGAATTGCTGGAAGGGTGTTTTTAGCCGAACCAGGAAGCATAGGAAGAATCTTTATAGCTCCAGTCTGTTCGTCTTTCTCATCCTGAGCATGAGCAATCAAGATGGTCAAGAATGGCGCGGAGTGCAACTTGCGAATGCTTTGTGTAGTCCACTCTTTCAAGTCACCCCACTTTCCAAAACGGTTGTTCTTGTTCTCTGGCTTTTCTCCGAAGAACTTCTCAGCTCTATCCATTGCTACGCCGAGAGTATCAAGAATTACTGTCTTGTACTTATGCTTAGTGGAAACCAGAGACTCAAGTACTGTCTCCAGTTGGTCGTGTGTTTCGACATTGATAACATCAACATCTCTCCAGTCACGAGCGATGGCAGAAGCTCCGCCCTCGATGTCAATAAGTAATACTGGACCAAGTTCAGCAACTTCACTTGCCGAAGCTGCTAGCCAAGTCTTACCATTTTTTGGGTCACCATAAATCAGGATTGACTTAGGTGTGTTTAGTTGCTCTGCCTTTTTAACGAACTGTTGAAAAGGTAAAGCTGGAAGCTCTGGGTTTACCATCACTTCTCCTTTCTGTTGTGTATTAGAAATACTATCATATTTGATTACCTAGTGTGGCGCAAAACGCTAACAATTTTAAAAAGTCTTTTTATGCCAATTGCTATGATAATTAGTCCCGTAAATACCAGTAGATACTTGTAAATAACTGTCTCGGTTTCATATTGAATGTCAATTAGCACAAGCCCGATTCCAACCCTAATCACAAACTGAATAATAAAAGTCATTATCAAGGCTGTTCTTAGGTTCATGCTGGGTCCGTAACTTTACACTTGAAGCATTCCGCCTGACGTTCAAATTGCTCTGGGCTTGGATCAGCCTGAAGACCTTTCCAAATTGTTTCTAGGCGGTCCCAAGTTCCCTTAGCATACTCCTTCGAGTAGTCAAAAGTGTAAGCCCAAACATCGTGGTCTGTAGTGCCATCTCTATTTATAAAGACCATAGAGCAACCATCAATCTCCACACCTGCGTTATTCAAACCCCAAGCATAAATTTGAAGTTGAGTGTAGTACTTTTGAATTGTATAGACCACAGAGGCATCTGCTTTTTCTTCAAAAAGAACTCTCTGCATCTTTTTACTTTTATCCCGAGTACTAGTCTTCCAATCAATCAAGTGCTTTCCATCAACCATAGCCAGATCGGGCTTGCTACTGATTGTGCCATACCCGTCTAACTCACCTAAGTAAATTTTATTCTCGACTTTAGCGCCTTTTAACTCTGGTATTAAATCTAAATCTGCTTGTTCAATTGCATCTTCAAGTAAAGAATGAACTGCGGTTCCGACTTTTGCGCCAAGCCAATATTTAGCCGGAGCTTCTTTTTCACCAAGTAGCTTCTTAGCTAGGTGATATGAGCAAGGGTCAGAAAAATCAGACGCACCAATTTTCTTTTGTGCATCACGCTTTGATTGTTGCTTTAGTAATGAAAGTGCAATCTCTTGCACCCTTGTATTTGTAATCATTATTTCTCCTTTGGTAATACCTTACTTGCTATTGAACTTCTTGTCAAGTAGGTCAAACTTCCTAGATATTTCCTCTATTTCTTTCCTAATAGCCTCTAACTCTATCTCTAAAAGCTCTACCTTCATATCCCAATCAAATTCCTCATACATCTTTACTACCCACTTTCCATTGTTCGGTTATCTTCATTTCTTCAAGCGTAAAGTAAACTCTTATAAAATTTGCGTATTGAACCGTTATTACTGGGTTAGCTAATCTTTTATTACAAACAGCAATTCTTTGTAACTCAGCAATAAACCGCTCCCCGTTGCCATACTCCTCAACGTTATTAATGCCATATCTAGGTTTGACAAAATCAAATCTTTTCCATCGCTTGTGCCCCCATTCACCAAAGCTTACTATTAAGCCTCTCTTAGCTATCTTTAAAGCTAAATCAAACTGATCGTAAGCGGAACCGTAAGGGTCTAAATCTACTATGTCAAATTTCTTGCCTTCAATTTTTATCTTACAAAGTAAATCAAGGGCGTCTAGCTGATAGTCGTTACTAAATCTACTGTCTTTATCATTTGTCACTGTGTTTTCAAATTGCTCTCTCCACCAAGAGTTCCCAGCATAAACGTCAAGAACGCTTTTGGGTTGAATTAAATCTAAAAACTTTTTATTAGCAGCATACTTCTCTGGTCTATTTTCTCGGTTGTAGTTATCTAAAGTCTTATTAACTCTCTTAAGTTTTATTTGCAAGCTAATCTCACTTCTGCCAAGTGCATTTGCTATTACATTATTTGAATAGCCTTCTTTGCGTTTTTCGGAAACCCAATCTAATTCTTTTTTAGTCCAAGTCCTGGGTGATGTTTTGTTTCCACCAGCTGGTTTCCTGATTTCACCTATAATTTCAGTTGGAGCCACAAGCTCTTCTATGCTAAATAACATTTTTATCTAATAAAATTCTAAGGGCCATTTCAGCCTGCTGGGGCACAACACCATTACCGCAAGCTTTAATTTCATCGCTACGCCTTAGTCCAGCACCAGTAACCCAACCTTTACGTAATCCCATTAACCATTCCGTAAATTCAGAGCTAAGCCTGTGACTACCATCTCTACCATCTGGCTTTGTGGGTGCTGGTGCCCTAGTTCCTGTTACCAACTCCCAGCGCCTTATGGCTTGTTCAAACTTACCCCACTTGATATCTTCACCACCATCGCCACCAATGTTATAGGTCTGCTTAGCTAATGAATTTAGTCTTGTGTTGCTGTGACCAGTATTTTTGCTATCGTCGACTAGTGGGGTTAGTAGCAAAGCTTCTACATTGAGTGGCTTTGTGTTTCTATTGAATTGACTTGGACCAGCGTTATTTTTTCCATCCTGAACTGTAATTGTAGGAAGTAGAACTTGATCCTCAAGGCGAGACTTTGGAGCTCCTGCACTGACTTGACTAATGGTTGAAGCGTTAGCGGATGAAACTCTAGGAGTTCCTAAGTAATTCTCCACTTCTCTAGTAACTTTTAATCCGTGCGCCCTTGCGATGTCCATAGCTTGGTCCCTAATTCCAACTGTATTACCACGCTCTTTAGCAACCGCTTCTCCAAGCGCACCGCCATCAGCTTGACTTGCTGTTGGGGAACGCAGTAATAAAGATTCTGAAACGCTGATGTGGCGCTCCGGCATCTGAAGCTCGAATACCTGCCCATTTCGCATCATACCCGAGGTCGGCCAAGTCTCCAAGAACGGCTCCCATTGCTCTAATAGGGTGTTTCCCGCCAAGCGCTGCCATATCTTCTTCTGAGTATTCCATTCCATTATTGGCTTTTGCACTTAGCAAACCCCTAACATTTTCGATAATTATTAATGATGGTTTAATTGTTTCTATTGCTCTAGCGAACTCGGACCACAAACCACTTCGTGTTCCATCTTTTATGCCTTGTCTTTTTCCTGCCACGGATAAATCCTGACAAGGAAATCCTCCAGTAAGAATATCCACTTTCTCAACTTGAGTAAAGTCAACCTTACTAACATCTTTATAGTTGGGCACACCTGGGAAATTATGTTCTAGTATCTTGCTGGGCGCCTCTTCCCATTCACAATGCCAAGCAACTTTAGCTCCCGTTATGTTGGATACAGCTAAATCCAACCCACCATAACCACTAAAAAGGCTACCTATCTTCACTAACTTTTTCTCCTTCTATTAGCTTTACTAAGTCTTCCCAATCCACTTCCCCTAGATATTTTTCAAGTATCTTAATAATTCTTTCTTGCTCGTATTTTCTTCCGTTATAAAAGCCTTCTGAATATGGTGTAAGTGCCATTTATTAAAACAACTTATCTTCGTTTTGAACGGCACTAAAGTCGATGCCACCCCAAATACCGTGCTTCTCATCATTAGCCACCGCAAAGTCGTAGCACTGTTTAATAAGTGGGCAGTCGGCGCAAAGTATCTCACACTCATCAGCAGTTAATGCTCGATAGTTATTTTTACCATCTTCATCCTCGAACCCGTAGCCATCGTAGTCCATGTAGTAGTAAGGATTATCTTTGCAATTCCAAAATTTATATTCCTCTTGTGCGTCCCGTAGCTTGTTATACTTTTGGACTGCTTCTTTTTTAATGCCGTAATAAATCGGCTCAAAATCGTTGGATGCCATTTAGAAATCTTCATCAAGTTCATCCATATTTCCAAAAATCACGCCACCAAGATAAGTAAGGAGAAGAATAATAATTAGAAAAGCTGATATCAAACCAAAAAGACCAAACAAAATTAGTAATTCCATTAGTCTTCTCTTTTCTGGAATGCTAGGCGAGTAATTTCTTCGGCTGCAAGTAGTACAGCGATAGGGGCGGCAGCGGTAATTAACACACCAATCCAAGCTCTGAAGTCGGTAAGTTCACCGTTCCAAAAAGATAATGTGTGCGCGATATTCGCAACTACAGAGATGCCAGCGAAAGCAACAAGGCCCATCATAGTTCTCCAAGTAGACTCGCCTCTTGCCTTGAATACGACAAGTGAAATCGTGTAAGCCAAAATTGCTGCATCTATAAACACAGCAGGGAGCCACCTAATTACCTGTGGGATTCCGGTCCACTCTGAGACATCGTAGATCCCAGTGAATGAAACAATAAACGAGCTCACCATAAGCAAACCAACCAAGATAACCGCAGTTCCTAAAACGGGAATTGAGTCTGGGTTTATTCTTGCTGTAGTTTGTTTTGGGATTTTTACCTCTGAGGCTTCTTGTAGCTGGTAATTCATTTGGGTTTCCTGTCTTTCGGGGTTCTTGAGTCGGTTAGAGGGTTCGAAACCAACAATTTCATTACGCTTCATCTCTTAGAATCTTTGCCATCTTGTCGACCATTTCTTTAGGCCAACCAGCATCAGAAAATTCGTAGTTTCCAATCATCTCTAAAGCCTTCTCGATTATCTCAGAATTTCGGATATTCCGCAAGTGTTCTGCGTATTCAATTGGGGAGTATGTCGGGGGGAATAGTTTCCTGTCGTTAGCCCACTCAACATAGTTATCTAAGAAGTTGATTTTCTCCTGCTCATTCATTTAGTGCTCCTTTTCTATTGATTCTTTTATAAGTTTTAGTATGGCGCTGTCGTATAGCTTTCTTGAATCATATATCAATTTGGCAATCCTGGCTCGCTCAATCTTGATACCTAGCCGAACCAG